CAACGAAGACCGCCTTAAAAATTCCCGGATCGTGAATTCCTTCATCTAGGTCGTCAGTAAATAGCTCAAATAGATTCATATCAGTATTTATGCTAACTGTAACCGTAAGTTGCCGTGCTATTCTTTAGCAATTCGATGGTAATACGATCCTTAAAGGTCTTTAGTTGATCCTCAAAGACATGGGATAGCCACTCTATCTCAGACTCATCGTCGTTAATCAAGGCAAGCCGAAGTTGACTCGAAAATTGGGTCAGGGCGCCTTTTTCAATCTCAATGTCAACTGCATTAACGAACTCTGTTTTGCTGCTATAGTGTAAATTTTTGTAAGAGTTCCAGTCTTCGAGTAAGGCAATTGCTTTACTGTGGTCTACGTTCATCGTTTGGCTCTTGGTGCTGCTATTTCCCGAGGCGCTTTCTTTGTACCTGGTGGCCTGATATCTACGTGCGGGTTAAGAACATTATCTATCTTTTTCTTAGTCTTTTGGGTTGCGGCTAACTTTTTAAGTTGCTCTGCTTGTTTCTTTCCCTTTGCTGCAATGTATTGCGCGGCGATGTCGGCCATTGGATTTTCAAGTTCTTTGCCAGTTCTCGAAACATAGAGTATGTTCTCCTTTGTTCCGTTTGCCCCGAACGCTCTTGTCTGTACAGCGGCAGTTATTCGCAACCCCGGAATACCACCAGTTGGATTGCGCGTCGAATCGTTCCTGATTAACCAAACCATTAAATGGCTCCGCGGGATATCGTTAAGCGAACGGATAATACTTTCACATTCAACAGATAATTTATCATCGTCGCGAACAAAATGTTGCGGAGTAAACGTTTGAAAAATAACTGCTCCTTTAAGGGTCTCAATGTCGTCTCCAAAAATAACATTGCGTACCTCATCAAGCGTTGGCTCAACTGCTACCTCTGGAGAAATACGAACATATTCAGTCCCGTCTTGGTTCTTTTTACCCAAGCCAGTTAACCCAATTTTATTTCGGGCATACAACCTATTGAGAATTTTAATTGCTGTTGGGCCAAAATAGGTATCGGCACTTTCCCATACCTCAGCATCAATCTTTTTAAGACTAATTGGATACTTAGTATCTTTGGTTACGATACGAACGTCGCCCTTAAGCCGCCCCTTCGTTTCTTTTCCTGTATGTTCAATGCCAATAACGCCGCTGATGTCGAATTTTTTACCATCGTGGGCCTTAAATGTAACGGTAATAGACTTGTGAGTAGCAACCATTTCTTGAATAATATTGAATAGCTCAATTTCATTTGCTACGCCGGCACTTTGGGCGCCTTGTTTCCCAGCTGGCTTGATTAATACTTTTCCATCTCTATACCTGATGCCACCGTTGCTGCTTCCTGGCATCGACGGGTCATATTCTGCGCCTGGCAATAATTCAACGAGGTCATCAATTGCTACCTTTCTATCTGACATTGGTACTAGGATTGCCACTGTGTTGCCACTCTTCCGAATAACATCAGAGTATTGAGTGCCGTGTAAATCGGACATTATATCGTCGGCGGGCGCCTCAAACATAAACTCAACGTAGCCTTCATCAAGCTGCTCTTTTGATTCTTCAACGATGTTAATTAGATTGCGCATGTCGGCCATAATTGTCTCTCAGGATAGTATGGTATTTATCGACTGGAGAGATTACAACGTAATATCCTCCATTCCAGCCGCCCTGAGACGTACGATATGCCCAAGCATGAAATTCTTCGACTCCAGGCCCTTCATTACGCCCATCCACTTGTTCCGGATCAACGCAACCTCATTGATGAGTGCTTCGTAGTCGCATACCTCAGGTTCGCCCTCGACATATTTTTCAGCGTCGCGTGATGTTAGCGCCCGAGCGTAGCCTTCGAGGTATAGCTTGAAGTGCTTGCGGCGGATCTTGCGGAGCTCAATCTCCATAAATCGCAGAATTGCCTCAATCTCTTGAAGTTGATTGAAGCAGGTCTCTGTGATGCCTGGCAAGTCTTTGATGTTTTTCTCAACGTTGCCGTGAATGACAACGTCGCGCTTGGAAGAAAGCAGCTCTCCCTCATAATGGGCTATGAACTCAGGAAGTTTTGAAATGTCTCTCGTAACTTCGGTGTACCATGTCATTTAGTCATCCGTTTCGTCTTCGAGGCTATCAGCATCGTTGTCATCAATAGCGTACTCTTTGGCAGATCTGGCCAAATGAGGGTCAGACCCGGCCAGTTCGGCCAGGTCGTCGTCGCTCAAGAGGTCAACGAGTACGCTCACTAGGCTGTCCGCAGCTTCCTGCCGATCCTTGCCCGGAACGTATTGTTTCATGATTGAAAAAGTTTCAATCAGGGTGTCAACGTCGATCATGATTCAGTTTCCTCCTCTTCTTCTGTTGCTACGACTTTGGCGGTCGATGCTGCGTTCTTTTCCGCAAACTCGTCCATCACTAAGTCAAAAATTCCGTTCTCGTTGTGATTCCACTTCTTACGGAAATATTTATGTATTCCGCCTTTAAGGTCGACGTAAACGTAGCTATTTCCTTCCTTTGTAATCATGCCCTTCTTTTCAAGCATGTCAAAAAATCCAGAGTACGGGCTCATGCCTGTCTCGTACGGAATCTGCACCTCGATATCCTCAAACGGCTTGGAGTAACGAGTCTTCATAATCTTACAGCCTGCACGAATACCATTTACGGTCGTTGTCTTGTTGCCGTCCAAATCTTCTTTCAGTTTCAGTTTCTTCATTGCGACAACAATAGACGATGCGTAAATAAATCCTTGCCCGCCGCTAATGTTTGGATCTGGATTGTACGGATCTTGCGATGCGTAGGTGTGGTTTGTTGCAACTAGCCCGACGTTGTAGCTGCCGAACATGTTTACCGAGTTGCGCACTAACGACGTCAGCGCCTTAGGCTTGCGTCCCATATCACCCTTCATATCGCCAGCTTCAAACTGGTTTACGTCGGTTGGCGTAAGCAGCATACCCAAACTGTCAATTACAAACAGAATCTTTGGGCGCGTTTCGGCCGGCATCAATTTGTATTCCTTCATGAACTCTGAAATAGTTTTGGCTACGTCATCGATCATACAAAGGCTAAGTTTAAGCAATTTATCTGGTGCTGTATTAACGCCTAGCGCCTGCAACCATGCTTCGTCTAGTGCGTTTTCTGTGTCAATTAGGATTGGGAAAATTCCCTGGTCCTGTGCGTTCTTAATGATGTTGCCTGCGCAAATGAACGATTTGCCCGCGCCCGATTCGCCCGCAAATACTGTAACCTTGCCGAGCGGGATTCCTTTCTTAAAATCGCCCGAGATCAAATAATTCAATGCGTAATTGCCTGTACTAACCCAATCTGTTGGGTCATTAAATCCAATGCCAAGCCCATCGATGGACTTCTCGATCGACCTACGAAATTTGCTTATATCAAAAGGGCGGTTAGCCATATTCTTCTCCGAGGTTGTGTGAGAACACTGGGTGGAAATTAATCCACCCAGTATTTTCTAGTGCGCTTTTATTACGACGTCGTTTTCTGACGATTACGGATCATAGCTAAGATATCTTCAGCTCTTGATCCACTTGCAGCAGGGGTGGCCACTGGGGCGTCTGCCACTGGAGTATCATCGTCTTCTTCGTCTTCTGCAACAACCGGAGCGGCTTTAGCAGCCACTGGTGGTGCGGCAACCTTAGCTGCCGGAGCAGATTCAGTTGTTTTGCCTGCGGGCGCAGTTTCATCATCGCCGCGGAAACCGGCGGGTTTGAAATACTTGCTCCACTTGTCTGGATCATATGCTTGGCCGTCAACAGATGCTTCGAACATTTCGACCATGATGGCCAGTTCTTCTGCTGTAGGCATCTTTGGCAAGAACTCGGAAAGAGTAAGCAAACCAAATTTGTCCAGTGCGGCAACTTCCTCAGTAGTCAACGATGACTCTTTACGCATCCATTTGCTGGTGCTGTAATCAGCGTATCCGCCTTTGGCAGTCTTGTTGATGACAAAGTCAAGTCCGGCTTGATAATCCGTTGGCAGATTTTCCAATTCCGGATCCATCAACGCACCCTTAACCAGATTAAAAATCTGCGGGCTGATAATGAAACGACGGATTGGATTTTCCGGAACCTTATCTTCCTTCATTGGATTTTCGCGAACGAACCCCTGGAACAGATAAGACTTCTTCTTCCAATATTTACGGCCCATATCTTCCAGCGTCTTGTCCTTATCTTTAAACCACGGACGGACTTGTGCCAAGATTGGACATTTGTTTTCTTGGCCCGGGAACATTTCAATACATGGAACTTGCACGATTACCGGTTTGCTATCGACTTGGCCTTTAATGCCAGCGAAAGGCAACTTGATCATTGCGCGTTCTACCCAAAAGTAATTGTTGCTTGGATCTGCATCTGGTAGGAAACGGAATTTAGCGGATTCGCCTTCTTCAATATTCCAATGTGGGTAAACGGAACCGTCCCCGAAACTGCCGCTGTTGCCTTGTGACTTGCTTTCTTGTGCCTGTAAACGGGCACGAATTTCTGCTAATGTGAGCGCCATAATGATATTCTCCTTGAGTTGGTCTCTGATTTACTGCATCCATAATGTGTACTTCATCTTATACACCATCATAATACTAGTGTACATATTTATTTATCAGATAGCAAGGATTAGTGGGAATTATCTGCAGATATTTTAGCCAAAATAAAAGCGCACCGAAATGCGCTTTGGTTGATCAATATCCCGGCGTATCAGTTCCTACCGACGCACCCGAAAAATCGGTATCGATGTTTCCGGAATAATTACCTAGTGCTTGAATTTCTTTGACCATTCTTGCCGCTGTATTAATATCTTGATCGTATGCGGCGCGGTGAAGTTTCTGAAACAATGCCTTAGTTTGGTGCTCTGTATTCTCAACAACTTTTTCCGACGACTCAGATACGATATCGGCGTACTTTCTTAGTAATTCAGTTGCTGATTGCTTTGCCATGCTTAGTAATCTTCCTCTTCGGCACCGTCGCCAAGTAATGTGTGGATCTCGTCGACAATCGCGGAGCAATTTTCAATATCTTGCTGAGTGGCAGCTAAAACGAGGTGCCTAAATAACTCACTAACTTGCTGCTCTGAGCCTTCGGTAACTTGGTCGGCAGCTTTTTCAGCAAAGTCAGGGCCGGCTTTATATCCGCCCTCTGATTCCGAAACTATCTCGGCGTATTTTCTTAGTAGTTCGGTTGCTGATTGCTTTGCCATGATTTTTAATTTCCTAGTTATTTGTTAAGGCCAGCCAATCTGCGTATGTCAGATAACTGGGTACTTTCTGTGATGTTTTGTGATTGTTTTGGGGCTTTTTGCGCTTCTTTTAGCTTCGTTCGGACCTTATGACCCTCCACAAAATGCACTTCGTATATTGCAGCCCCAACGTTGCCTTTTGCTTTCGCATTTGCTAATTGGCGCCTTGCTGAGTCAAGAAACTTAGTAGAATGGATAAAAAATGGTGCGCTATCTGATTCAACCGTATAATACTCGTTAATCATCTTGCCCGTATTATTGCGGGATTCATTTGGTGGTGGTTGCTCTTCCTCTGCTTCTTCTGGTGCAGGTGCTTCTTTTCCAGTTTGTGGATCAATTGGTGTATCTGGATCAACTGCTGGTTCGGCGGTATCTTTGACACCGCCTTGTTCCATATTTGCCTCGATTTTGGTGCCGACGTTTGGCATATTGAGCTTTAGCCAATCAAAAATAATTGGTCGCACGTCCATCTCTGGGCTACCTTGAGACGCTTTGTAGATGTCATCAAATAACTGGTCGTCGCCGATTAGATCATACAAGGCTGATGTCGCATTTGCTCCGTCTACTCCGGCCACTAGCACGTCGGCCATAAGCTCTTGCAAATGTTGGACAGCTAAGTCGCTGTCTGGTACAGCCCATGTTCCCTCTGCGATCGAATCCATATGGCTTTCGAATTGTCTCATCTCTGGTGCTGGTGCTGCAACTGGTTGTGCGGCGTTCTTTTGCATGTTGTGATAGGCCCTGTAAACGTGTGGCAATGCGTCTTCTAAACGATTGTCAAAGTTGCTTTGAGTAAATTTTGCGCGTAATGCTTCGTGATCAATATCGTCTTGAAGAGACTTGGCCGGCTTCCAATCTTCCTTGTAGGAGTGATACCCGCGAGTGCCTTTTAGCTTGTGTAGAGTTTGGTGCAATGTCTTATGGCGATCCTTAGCTGCTTCGATCATGCCGTTGGCTTCATTGTCTTCAAACGTTTTGTTTTTGGTACCTTGAATAAATTTGCGGATCTTGCCCATTTCTTGTACTAAATCAATGACGTGTTCGGCAAACTCATCGTTCATTGTGCCGCCATGGGCAATATGACGACCCAATACTCGGGCTCCGCCAAGATGGGTAAAGGGTGATTTGAAACGTTGCCCTTCTGCATCTTCCACATAGACTGCGTGGATTTTTCGACTACGAGCGCCATGAATTGTTTCATCGACTGTATCGCTATGACGAATAATTAGCTTCGTGCCTGGTGCGATATTCTCGTAGCTTGTCTTTCCGCTGCGTCCGTACAGTCTTGACTCCGTAACGGACTCGTCGCTAATGTTGTCTGGTTGGTTTTCTGCTGATAGCTGCTGCAAATCTTTAACGTGCAAGCTGCTGCGGCTGATATCGCGTACATCAAATTTTAACCGATTGCGCATAGCAAACAAACGCAGGTCGCGCAGGAAACTATACCATTCTTTCTTCTGATCGTCGTCTAAGTTAGCACTTAGGTTCTTGCCATAGATAATCTTTAGGTTGTGGTCCCTATCCGATAAACTGACATGAATACTACCAAAATTGTTGCCCAATGAGTCAACGTAATCAAAATTGAATGCCCTAGCTTGATTTGGCGTATCTGGGGCCTTTCCCTTTTCGTCCAAAATAGCAATCTTTTCGAATTGATTACGGATCTTTTCAAATAGTGATGCAGCAATAGTGTCATTTATGTTGTTCATAAAGTTATTTATCTACATTGAGCCATTACATCATTGACATCACAAAAGGCAATGGCATAATAAAATCTGTGTCTAGGTCTTTCATATGATCGTCAATGTCTTTGTCGTAATTTTGCATACCCTGCATCATCCGTATTACCAGCAACGTAGCCGAAACTAGATCGTCTGTGTCGCCTGTTCGAGCATTAAACGTATTGCCAACGGCAACGTATGTCTTTAGTTCGCTGATCAAATTCTTACTTTTGATCTCAAGCCGATTATTTTCTACTAGCTGCTTAAATTTGGCGCAGGCTGTAATCTTAGATTTATTTGTGGTTGTAAATCCGCGGCGGAACGACTTTGCCATCCCGGCGCGCTTGGTCTCAGACAGGAATATTCCTCTGATATTTTGCTCCCCTAGCTCTGAGATAGCAACCACGGCAGCTTCGCCAATGCCGTTGTTTTCTACCGAATAGTAAATGTCGTTTTCTGTGCCAATAGTGTCGTAAATGTATTGGGCTATATCTTTTAACAGTCGAATCTGTGCTTGAATGGGCGTCTTGTTATGTTGCCATTCGCCCACTTGCTCAAATGTTGGCAGTTCAAATATCTGCAGAGCAGCAAAGTCTCCCCCTGTGCCTAGCGATGGATCTAGACCAATAAGATACGTTTTATTCTTTGATGGTTTTTTGTACCAACGTACCTGGCCATGCTTTTCGATGGGCTCAATCCCGTGCATTTCTTTTAAGTGCATTGCATTAATGAGAGTTTCTTCAAATACGATTGGTTCACAGTTATGTTCGCGCCCAAATTTTTCGTTACCAATGCGCCCGCGCTCTTCTTTTTCCCAAACTGCATCTCTATCTGGGTGCTCGTTCCATAAGGCTTTGAAAGCCTTAAATCCATTTTTGCCGAGTCCGTCAGGATCAGGATTGCCGAATTCATCAGTGGTTTTATTGGCATCAAGCCAAATATTCCAAAATTGATCTTCGTCTGAATTTGGAGTCGAAGTAATAATAGCCTTACCACCAGTGGACAACGTTGGCGAAATTGAGGTCCAAAATTCCTTAGCAATGGTGTTCCGTACGAAAGCAAACTCATCTAAGTAAAGCAATGAGATGGATAGGCCGCGTCCTGTATTTTCTGTTGTGGTGGCTGAAATAATTCGGGAGCCGTTTTCAAAGTCGATGTTACCTTTGTTGTACCCCACTGTGCCTGCACGAATAAAATCTGGCACTGCCTCGTATGCATAGCGAATACGCTGCATAATTTCCTGTGAGCCCGTATATTTGTGTGCGGCAACTAAGATTGTGCTATCTGGATGGAACATTGCTACCCACAATAGATATCCTGCAGCCGTTGTCGTCTTGCCCAATTGACGAGATAACAGGTTAATACTAAAGCGATTGTTGTGCATAGCATCGGCTAATCCGATCTGGTAAGGATAAGGCACATACGAAATTTGCCCGCGAGTAGGATGCTGAATAAAGAAATAATTTGCCATAAAGTGGATATATCCATTTACTGGGTCGGCGCACTTTACGAACTCTAACAGTTTTTCCTCTGAGTAAAAAGCAACCTGATTAGGCGTTTTAATTAAGGCTTGGCCTAAGTCATTCTTAATCATACTTTCTCTCTCGGATAATTTTTGCGGGCATCGGTGCTGGGCGATCAATCGCGGGTTGTAAAAGACCCGTAATTCCGGCTTGCCGCTTCAACATAGCTAGATCTTCATCAGACATGAGGGCATTTTCATCACCACTTTCGCCAGACAAATAAAGTTCTGCGGTGGTAATACGATATTGTTTCATTTGCTACGCCCTGTATCCTGCTAGTCGCCTCATATTGTCTAGCTCTTCCTCTTCACTGTCGGCGTATTCATTGAACTGGACATCGCTTGCTTGAAAGCTGTGTTTGCCGTGGTTGTAAAGATTGACTACAACGAAATGCTTGTCTTGCCCAAAGTCAACTATCTCGCCGGTGGATCCGCCAAATTTGACCCCATCTTTAATAATGACTGCGTCCCCGACGCTCAGCTCACGTGTTCCGCCCACTGATTCGGCTGGGTTAGGATAGCCGCTTGTCTCTGCTCCAGAAATTGGGCTACCCGAATCGTTTGGTCCCTCTCCTAGCTCAGCTAGGAAAGATTCCGGTAGATAT